TGAGAACCTCCGCAACGGAGAGGGGGCCGACGGAGAGCACGGATCCCCGTTCGTCAACACCGGCGAGGCAGTCAACGACGTCACCGTTGAGCCGCAGCGAGCAGACTCGTTCGAGTATCTGGTCGGTGGTGACGTCCCGCAACTCGCCGTTGCCGAACGAGGCCAATCACCCGGGACGTGGCCACCGTCAGAACAGATCGCCGACTGGATGCGCGAGCAACTCGGCGTCGACGATCCCGACCCATTTCCGGTGCAGCGGAAGATCTTTGAAGAAGGCATCGAGGGGTTCGCGCCAGCTCGTGGAGCCGCCAACGAGCACGAAGGCGGACTCGAGAAGCGGATTAAATACCGTATTGAGGCCGAAATCGAATCACAGGGGGCCGAGTAGCGCCGGCTGGATCACCGGTAAACGGGAACTACACTAAGGGTCGCTGCTGGTCTATGCCGGCGTAAGCGACGGCGGGGCCGAATAAGGCGCTGCCGCGTGGCCGAATGAGGCCAGCACGATGGGTCAAGTCATCGCACAAGAGGATCTGTCCACCGAGATCGTCCAGAACCAGTTTCGCGACCCGCTCCAGACCGCGGCTGACGACGGGAGCGACCCGCTCAAGGACCCACGGTCAGGAAAGCGGGACAGCACGGATGACTCGATCCCGCCGTTCGTCCTGCCGTCGTTTCCAGACCAGAATCCACTCTACCCCCACATCATCGTCTCGGAAGCCGGGTACTCGGCATCGAATCCAGACGCTCGAGCGACGATCAAGGAAGGGGGGTACGAGGTCGAGACGAAGATCCTGGCCCGGTCGACGACGCAGGTGAACAAAATCGCCGACGGCGTCCGGCACTGGTTCCACGACCAGTACGACACACTGATCAGCAACGGATTCAACGATCCTGAGATCGCGGGCGGCGGTGACGTCCCTAACTACGAGCGAGACGTGTCGGTCGAGACAAAGATCATCCGCTTCAGCGGAACGGTCTACACCAACTGATCACCACCAGCAACACAATCCACGATCCAACATGAGTGACACCAAACACGAATACCGACTCCGCGACGACGTTGAGCGCGTCGTTCGCTCCGGTCTCGTCCTCGAGGGCGACGACACGATAACCCTTGAGCCGACGGCGGCCGACCCCCACGACGATGTTCTCGAGCGCGTCGACGGAGACAACGGCAGCGACAACAGCACTGACGACGAAGACGGCCCGGAGGGGGCCGACGCTGACGAGCGCGACCAGGAGGATAGCTAAATGGTCCGATACGCACAAGCGAGCGAGGGACAGACCAGCTACGGCATTGAGGGAACGCGCTACTCGCAGGCCAGTTCGTCGACGACCTACTTCGGATTTATCCGCGACGACCACGAGCCCCCGGCACCGAATCCCCACCAGACGTTGACGACCGAGGGCGCGGATCGCGTCCCGTACGTCAACAGTCCGGAACCGATAGACTACGAATGGACGGTCCCGTTCGACGTCCTGGACCACAACGCGCCGTTCGAAGTCGCGCTTGGCTCCCGGACGTCGACGACGAAAAACTCCGGCAGCGCCGACGAGTACACCGAGCACCTCTTCGAACTCGCCAACCGCCTCCCGACGATGACCCTCCAGCACAATCAGGCCGACCTGAGTCTGGAGGCCCACTACATCGGAACGAAGGCGAACCTGTCGCTGTCCGCGAGCCAGGGCGAAATCCTTTCGGCAGAGATGACTGTGCGCCCGGCGCAGCTGACCTACAACGACTCGGTCTCCACCACCCCGAACCTGGGAATCCCCGAACAGGACCCGTTCCGCTTCAGTCACGTCGGCGACATGACACTGACCGACCCGTCGAATGGGTCGACCATCAAGACCGTCGCCGAGATCACCGCAGTGGATTGGTCGATCGACAACGGCCTCGAGGCCAACCACCACGGCGGCCGCGAGCCCTACGCGATCAAAGAAACCACCGCTGGGGACCTCCTCGGGACGAACACCTACGACGTCACGATTACGGACCTGGACCTCTACAAGCGCGCGGTCGACAACCAGGCCCGCGTTAACATCGAGGTCCCGTTCGTCCGGGACACCGAGTCCGGCACCGACACCGACGCCATCTACATCCGCGACAAGAAGGCCAAAATCGTCGACGCGCCGGTGCCCCGGTCCTCCGAGGGTGACCTGGTCCCCAGCATCGAGGTCGCGCCCACCGACACTGAAATCGAGGTGCGCGAACCCGCATGACCGACGCTGACACAGAGGCCGTCGACGAGGCGGCCGAACGGGCCGACGCCGATGGCGAACTCTCGTTCGAAGAGGGGATCAGTCGCGCCGCTGCGGAGTTCGACAAGACAAAACGTCGCCGCTACGAGCTCCCCGGCGGCGGGCACTGGACGTTCGAGATCCGAAAGCTGACCGGCGAGCAGCGCGAGCAAGTTGAGGACGCTGCGGTCACCGTCCAACAGACCCGCAACGACGCCGATGTGGAAGTCGACTCGCGGGCCATCAAACGCGAGCTGATCCGACACGGCGTTGTCGACGGCCCGGATGGATTCAAGACCACCGACCGGCATATCGACAAGCTTCTCGAGAACCACTACGAGGTCGGCGATCAACTCGCAGACGACATCGAGAACTTCAGCGAGCTCCCGGAGGACGATGAGCAGGGTTTTTAGCGTTCGGCCGGGGCAGGAACGTCGAACCGGAGACGCTGCGCGAGCACCGCATCATGCTGGAGTCCATTATCTGGGAGCGCTACGGTTGCCCGGTCGACCTCGTGACCGAGCGCCCACTCGACGAACTGCAGGCCCACGCTGCGATCGTTCGGGGCCGCAACCGCGAAGAGCAGCGAAAGCAGCGAGAGGCGGACCAACCAACCAGTCAGCGCCTCCCACACACCTGAGTCACGGAGTGTACTGATGGCTGGCGTCACGCTCAGATATGCGGCGAAGGGAGCACGATCTGCACAGCGAAAGGACCGCGCTGTCCGTCGGTCAGTCCAGAAAACTGCAAAAACTGCCCGCAAGCAAAGCGGGACGATCAAGCGTTGGATGGAACGCAACCGCGCAGCGATCGCCGGGATCGCGGCGGCGGCAACCGGGGCGATGGCAGCGATCATTTCGGCGTCGCCGACATTGTCGGCACTGCTGGCGCAGGTCCGGCTCGCGTTCGAACTCCTCGCGATGCAGATCGGCGAAGACCTCGCGCCGATCCTGGATGGAATCGGGCAGTTGGCCCTTGAGTTGGTGGACAAGTTCACCAGTCTCAACGATTCGATACGACAGCCAATCTCTGCGATCATCGGGCTTGCAGTGGTCGCCGGGGTAGCGCTCGGTGGCCTGCTGGTGCTCGGGACGATACTCGCGACGATCGCGAGCGCGGCGGTCACGGTGGCCGGCGTGATCACCGCGGGGGTAATCGTTGCGTTCCTGAAGTTCGTGGCGGTCGCAGCGGTTGTGGTGACCGTGCTGACCGCTGTCGGGGCAGTGGTGACCGGCGTCGCAGCGGTAGCTTTCCTCGCTTGGCAAAACAACTGGCTCGGGATTCGCGACCTCACAGTATCGGTCCTCCAGACAATCCAGGGGGCGATCACCGCAGTGCTGACGTTCATCAGCGAGAATCTGGTGCAGCCCGTCGCGGCGCGACTCCTCGAGATATGGGCCATCCACGGCGCTGCCCTTGAGCGCGAGACAGCTGAAACCTGGGTCGCTATCCAGGGCTATGTCACCGACGCGATCGACACAATTCAGCCGCTGGTGACGACCTTCGTCGATGTCGCGACAACGGTCTGGGAGACGGTCCTGGGCCCGGTGCTGACGACGGTCGCGAAGAACGCCTTCGCAGTGATCAAAACGGCGGTCGTCACCGGCGTCGATGCGATGCTCACGTCGATCCGGGTATTCATAAATGTGCTGCAAGGCGACTGGACAGAGGCTTGGATGGCGATTGCGGGGTTCACTGCCCGGCTGAATGTCCGGATTCTAAAGCTGGTGTCAACGATGATAGGGAATCTCTCGTCGCTGTTCGGGACGCTGCGCACGCGGGCCGATCAGTGGGGCTCGGACCTGCTGTCGAACTTCGTCAGTGGGCTGCGCTCGGAGGTCGGCCAGCTGGACAGTGCGGTGTCGTCGATCGCCGACCGGGTGACATCAGCGCTGTCGTTCGATCTCAAAGCGAACGACCGGATGGCCCAGCAGTGGGGCTCGGATATGATCCAAGAGTTCGCGAAAGGCGCACAGCGCGAGCAATCGACGTTGTCAAGTGCAATCCCCTCGCCCGGCAACGCGACCGGACTCGCCCCGAACGGACGATCACCAGGGACTGGTGCTGGTCCCGGCGGCGGCGCCGGTGGCACGACAATCGAGATCGTCCTCGAGCGCGGTGCCGTCCAGCTGCGTGGCGGCACTGGCAGCGGTAGTGGCGACAGACGTGTCAGCGGCAACGAAATCGCCGAGAGCGTCGCCGACGAGTTCGAGAAGCGAGTGAATTAACGGAAGCAGCTGGAACCCAACAATGAGCGACCACACAAACGTCCGGCTCGAAACCACAGGCGGTACCGTCATTGCGTATCTGGCGCCGAACCAAGAAACCACGGTGATCGACAACAACGACCTCTTCGAGGGCCCGCGAAAAGGTGGCACCCCGTCAAAAGCTATCGACAGTCAAGTAATCCAAACCGAGATCAGCGTCCAGGGCGAACTTGAGCACTCCGACAACCTTCCCGACGCCCACGCGACGGACCTCGAGACCCTGTTTGGCACGTCTCCGGTGACCGCACTCGACCAGGTCAACCGGATCCGCGACTATCTGTGGGAGCAAGGCGGGCCCTTCTATTTGCACGCTGACGAGAACGAGTACACCGCCGAGTCCGAGAGTGCCGTTGACGTCGCAAACGGCGTCTATCCGACGGTGCAGGTCGACCAGTTCCGGCCGGTGCGGGCCGAAGGCCTGGATCGTGTCAGCTATACCATCAAGATGATCGTGGGAGTCGGGAACTGATGCCCGCGACGGAGCTGGGGCTGGAGCCACAAACCGGCGTCACGCTCGAGGACGCAGAGTTCACCAAGAGTCTGAATCGCTTCGAGTCCGAAGCAACAGTGATCGTCGACGACCCGAACGGCGACCTCAAAGCCACTACCTTCGAGCGCGGGACCGCCGTCGACATCGTCTCCGACCCGGACGGCAGTGCCGACATCCGGTTCAACGGCTGGGTCGCCGACACCGACGAGAAGAACTACCGGCTGACGCTGACGCTAAAGCAGTGGGACTGGTTCTTGAGTCGAACGATCGACCAGGTCATCTACCGGAACAACACGGTTAGCAACATCCTGAACAACCTGATCACCGAGTGGACACCGATCGCGTGGAACTCCTCGAAAGTCGACGTCGTCAACGACGTCACTGTCACGCGAGAGTGGCGCGGCGAAACCGTCGCGGCGGCGATCCAGGAGTTGTCGGAGTACAGCGCTGGTGAGGACTTCGGCGTCGACCTGGATGACGAGTTTTATTTCCGCGATTCAACGACACAGAGTGCAGCGCGGGACTTCACCCAGGACGAGTACATCGACGCGCAGTTCAAGGAAAATCATCGCCGGAACGTCAACCACGTCGTCGCCTACTACGGCGAGCAGCCCAACACCAACAGCGTCGTCGTCGAGGACAGCACCGACCAGTCCGACTTCGGGAGCAACCTCGGCGCGCCCCGCGATGCGGTGACCTCGATCAGCCGCCGGTACCCCCAGATACAGAGTGAGAGCCGCGCCCAGGACAAGGCCCAGCAGTTGCTGGATAGCAACACCGACCTCAAGGTCATCCCCATCGAGACCTGGGAAAACGGCTACGTTTTGGATCCCGGCGAAGAGACTCGGGTGGTGATCCCCGAACACAACGTCGACGACCAGTTCATTATCTCCGAGGTGACCTACTCCTACAAAGACACCACTGCCGAGATGAAGTGCATCGAGAACACCGAAGGCGTCCTGGACGTCGTCCAGGAGACCCGCGACGAGACCACCCGCGTCGACCACAAAGACGTCGGCCGGGGGATCGCCGAAGGGCTGTCGCTGCTGGACGATGGCATCTTCAGCTTCGACTCCGACGGCACGCAGGTCCTCTCAACGCGAGCCACCGACCAGGGGATCTTCCCAGCGGCCCGCGCGAAGCTCGATACGGCGCCGTCGGGGTCGACGGCGGTCGTCGAGTCCGAGCAGATCAACACCACCAACAGCAAGGTAAGCGCCGAACCCCAGTTTGACGCCAGCGAGGGCGAATGGCAGGTCGTCCTCGAGAACGCGACCGGTGGCGCGGTTGACGTCGCCTGGAAGCTCTTCGACGCTGAACCGCTGCCGGAGCGGGATAGCCGTTCCGAGTCGTTTTCGGGCGACGGGACGGTCTTGGACGACACCGGGTTTACCAACCGAGACATCTACCCGATCGTGCTGGCAAAACTCACCTCCGATTTGGGGAACTCGACTGTCGCTATCGCCGACGGCCAGCCCATGGCCTCAAACGCGGTCGCCGTCGAACCGGTCTGGAACCCCAGCCTGGGCAGTAGTGGGGCCTGGCAAGTCCGTATCGAGAACTCGAGTGGGCAGTCCGTCGACGTGGACTGGATCTTGACGGACGAGCGTCAGCTAACGCAACTGACCACCGGCTCGCATTCGTTTTCGGGCGATGGAACCGTCACGAAGTCGACCAGTATCGATACCCGTGACCAGCTCGTCGGTGCACGGTTGCAGTTGGACAGCGATCCTGGGTCGGGCACTGCTATCACCGACGGGGCGACGATCGACAGCGCGAACGACGCCGTTCAGGCGGAGGCGGTCTGGAACGAGTCGGCGGGGACCTGGGACGTGCGGATTGCAAATGCGACTGGGGGGTCGCTCGACGTGGCCTGGCAGCTCCAGCGCTGGGTTGAAACCGGCGGTGTCACACGATCGCCACTCTCGGTCGCTGACGACGGCAAAACCATTGCTACAGACACGTCGACGCTGAACGCTCGCGAGGGCATCAACGCAAGCGAAGCAGGCGGGGGAACTGTCGACATTGGTCTCGGCTATCAGCCAGCCGGAACCCTACTACTGTCACAAGCAGAAACCCACAAAGTCAGCGAGCTGAACGAGCCACGGCGGATGGTAAAGGATGGCGAGTATCTCTATGTGGCAGAAAACAATCACGATAAGTTGGTCGTGATAGACATCTCGGATAAGACAAGCCCCAGTGTTGTCGCCACCGTGAGCGACCCGGCAATCGATGATCCATGGGGACTCGGTTTCGAAGACGATCACATCTACTTGTGCAGCATACAGAGTGACAAATTCCTTGCAATCGATGTATCCACACCAACGAACCCGTCAATATCTGATACCGTCAGTGATTCAAGGTGGGATGACCTTTATGATGTAGCGTTTAAGAATAATCATGCGTTCGTCGCTAACACCGCTGGCAATGGTGGTGGTGTCGCATCAGTAGACATCTCCGATCCAACCTCACTGTCTGTCACTGATTTTGTCGATAAGGACATAAACACGGAAGCGATCGCCGTCGAAAATGGGGCCCAGTCCAGGGACTACGCCTACGTGACCGATAGGAGTGCCGGTCTTCTATATTCAGTTGATATTAGCGACCCGACGTCACTGTCGGTCGTTGATAATGTTGGATCTGTCGGTAAGCCTGTAAGTGTCGTTCTCAACGACCCAAGCGACGAATCTCGGCTAGCATATGTGGGTGGTGATAGCAACGGCAAAATTACCGAAATCGACATCAGCGACCCGACGTCGATGGGCAATAACAGACAGGTGGAGACGTCTCTCGATTCGGTCGAGCAAGTGGCATATAGCAATCAATTCGTGTACGGTCTTGGGGACAGGATCGTCATCGCCGATGGCAGCAATTTTACCGAATCTCTCACCGAGATCTGGTCTCTCACCGACGATACGAGCTTCCCGGATAAATCGTTCGGAGTAGTTGTGCTTGATGATCTGATCATAACGCACAATGGCACGGATCGAATTGTCTACCTCCAGTAAAGCGGAATGGCATCATCCCCGTGGTGAACGACGGCGGTTCCTTCGGGAAGTCTCACGGGAAGGGCGGGGCTCTTCCGCCGTTACAAATAGTTCAGGATCGAATCGAGTCCTCAAAAAGCGCAACTAATTGATCGGCTTCGCGGTCTGGGAACGGCTCCGACTCTGTGAAATATGCCATTTTTGCGACAATATTCTGCACTCGAAATTCGACGGTGATGAAGTCTGGACCCTCTTCGTAGCGGATCCCCTCGTCTCCAACCGATGCTTCCTCGGTCGCGAGTCCACGCTCGCGGACGTCGGCACGACGAGCTTCGAGCTCGGCTTTGGCTGCTTCTGGCTTGTCGTGTAGTTGCACCGCAAAGCTAACGTGGGTTCCCGTGTCTTGCTTAAAAAACGCAGTCTCATTTGCCTGATCCACATCGTCGCGCGCCCAACCAGAATCGAAATCATCGATCGTCGGTAGTAACTCGTCCGGTGGGCCTTCGATCGTTGGAGCGGACGTCTGCTCTGCTGTCGTCGGTGAGGTGGTTTCGACACCGTCAGCACTAGATGTCGTCGTTCCTGGGTCTGTCGTTGCTCCAATGACGAAGATCGACCCCACGAGTGTCATACAGCCCACGAAAAGCAACAGTCCTCCGACGGCCACCGTCGCGATCGCAAGTTTCCCCCAGGACTTCATAATCAGGACACGACACGGTGGAGCACAAAAGTGTTCGGGCTTGACGTCCCGGTCGCGTTAAGTTACGCAGAATTCGCTGACAGCGAGTTGATCGCCCCAATTGATGAGATACCGTTTATCTGTCCCAAAGTAACAAGGATATAATACGTCCGTGGAAACCTTCAAAAACTGGTCGTTCAGCGAATCAGTGATGAGCAAAATCTCGTCTCTAACTCATTTCGAATCGCCAGACCGCATCCGAATTCGTCCCTAAGTTAACGCGACCTGACGTCCCTCCCGGAAGTCTCACCCTCGTTTATTATCTCTGTCCTCCTCAATCCCAGATGTGATCACGAGCGAGAGGGTCTTTGAGGACGGGTACCTCCCCCGACGACTTTTCCATCGCGACCAGGAAGTCGGCCAGCTCTCCCGCGAGTTCGAGGCGATCGTCGACGGCGACCCCGGCGGCGACGCCCTGATCAGCGGCCCCTCTGGCGTCGGAAAGACCGTCCTCGCGCGCCACACGCTCGACCGCCTCGAGACGACCGCCAACGTCGCGTACACGCACCTCCGGTGCCTGGGCATGACCGACGTCGACATCCTCGCCGCGCTCTTGGAGGCCGTCCCCGGCGGGCCCGCCACCGTCGACCGTGACCGCTTCACCGACGCCGTCGACCTGCGGTGCCAGCTCGACGACGTCCTCAAGCAGTCCTTCGTCGCGATCCTCGACGAGGCCGACGCGATCGCCTATACCAACGCGATCGACCATTTCGCGACCGTCCGCAATCTCTCGCTGGTCGTGATCTGCCACGATCCCACCGACTGGCTCGCCCGGATCGGTCGCGACCACCGCGCCCAGTTCGACGGCGACCACCACATCCGCCTCGAGCGCTACCGCGTCGACGAACTGCTCGACATCCTCTGGATCCGCGCCGAGCGCGGCCTCCGCCCCGACGTGATCACGCGCGAGCAGCTCCGGTACATCGCCGACGAGGTCGCCGGCGTCGCCCGCTACGGCATCCAGACCGTCCACGCCGCCGCCGAGATCGCGACTGACCGCGGCCACGACGTCATCCGCAATGCCGACGTCGACGACGCCTTCCCCCGCGCCGAGCGCCGGATCCGGAAGGCGAACCTGCTATCGCTGCCGTTCCACCACCACTTCCTGTATGCGCTGATCCATGACGCCGGTGAGCTCCCCGCACACGACCTCCACGCTCGCTACGAGGACGTCGCCGAGGACTGCTACTACGACCGCGCCCTCGAGCCGATCGGCGCGCGCTCTCGGCGGAACAAACTCCAGAAACTCGCCGAATACGGCCTCATCGAGTGGTCCGGCGAACACCAACACCGCCGCTACCGTCTCGTTGACGACACCATCGCCCCGCCGATCGACCTCCAGAGCTTAACCAACATTTCGGGGACGTAA